AAAACTTACCTAGAGGTGAGATGTTTGGCGTAGATCTTAGAAGCCTCATCGCCCCTAAGAAGGGCAGGAAGTTAGTAGTGGTAGATCTATCCCAGATAGAGGTACGTACACTTTGTTGGCTTGCGGGAGATGAGAATACTTTAGAGGAAATAAAAGATAGCGATGACATCTACGAAGCATTCGCAGTGCGCTTTGATAAATGGGACAAAAGCAAAGGGGTGCTTAAAGAAGAAAACCCTTCTTTAAGGCACTTAGTTAAAACAATGGTACTTGGTTGTGGTTATTCAGCATCAGCTAAGAAGTTCGCTATGATCTCTGACATGGAGGAAACGGAAGCTATAAAGGCAGTTTCTTTATATAGGACAAAAATGAATAGAGTAGTTTCACTATGGCATAAACTACAACGTGAACTTCATGTGGCATACTCATTAGGGGAGGAATTTTCTATTGATCTACCATCAGGAAGAACTCTTAAGTACGGAAAAATAAAATCCGCTATCCAGTACGGAAGAAGGAACTACTTAGCATTGATCGCAAAAGGAATGAAAAAAGTTCCCGTGAAACTTTACGGCGGGCTACTTTCTGAAAATGCCTCACAAGCCCTAGCTAGGGATATCTTCGCTGATATTTTGATAAGACTAGAAGCAAAAGGGCTCCAAACAATTTTCCACGTACACGATGAAGTGGTCATCGAAACTTCCGCTAGCGAAGCAGAAGATGTATTAGAAGCAGTGATAGAAGAAATGAGGATTCCGCCTAAATGGATTTCCGATATACCTCTAGATGCCGAAGGAAAAGTAGTAGATCGCTACGAGAAATAACAAAGAAAAGAAGAAGAAGAAGAAGAATATGAGATATAGATATCTAAAGAACCTATCAGAACATAACACACTTACATGTGATAACTTGAGTGTGCTCCCACAAAGAAAGCCAAAACTCCCTGATAAAGATGCCAGAAGAGCGTGGAGCTCTAACCCAAGTACGGACCACGTTTTCTATTCGATGAACGAAGGGCTCCTGCCATCAGTTAGACTGAGTGTTAATGGGGAAAATAAAGTATGTGCCGTGTGGGGCATCGTAGCCGAATACGACAAGTATGACGTGCCTTGGGACATAATAGATGACCTTATTAAAACACAAAGTAGTATAATGCCTACGTGGAGGTCAAGGACAGGATCGGGAGGTCTTAGATTGGTATGGGAGTTTGAGTCAAAGCTACTTATCGATCATGGAATGTTCCGTGCGTTTATGAACGCTATGGCGAAGCTGTTAAAACTAGAAAGGCTATTTCAAGATTTTGACTCCAGTTCTTTAAAGTTTAGCCAGTACTTCGAATTAGGAGAAGACTGGACAAAAGTGGGAGAGCCTATCCCGAATGATGTATACAAAGGAGTTCTCCTTAAAGTAGCTGTAGATAGTCCACCACAAGCAGAGGGAAATATATCTATTCCTATATCCATAGTAGCAGAAGAGGTGCATACAAACCCTAAGTACAAAGGGCGGTGGGGAGAAGATTTTAGTGTTGGTACAAGAGGGCCATTATTTTGGATTGATGACGGCATTGAAAGAGAAGGATGCCAAGTGGCTGAAGATGGTATGGTTTGCTACAGCGACAGAGCAGGTAAAGGATTCTTAACTTGGAAAGAGATTTTTGGCCCTAAGTTTGTTGAGGCTTATGAGTCGAAAAAACTACTGGCGTTAACTGACCAGTACTGGTTCAACGGCACTAAATACTATAAAGATATTAAAGGCATCCCATCTCAAGTGCCTGAAAAGCAGGTTCTATTAGAGCTTAAAAGGGCTGGGTTTTCTCCCAGAGTAAGAAGGGGGCAACCATTATCAGAAATAGAAGCCGCTATACTAACTATACAAAATGAAAGTCGGATAGATGAAGTAGCCCCTGTTATATTCAGTAAGGATAAAGTAGTGGTATGTAACTCCCACAGGATATTAAATAGTGCTAATGTTCATCCAGTAGAACCTGCTGTTGATGGGGACCCGAAACTATGGCCTTTCATACATAAGTGGTTGGGCCAGCTATTCGATACTAAAGAGTCATTAAATTATTTCTATGCGTGGATGCAGAGATTCTACCTTGCTGTATATAACAAAGAGGAGGCCCAAGGACAAGCGCTTCTCTTAGTAGGACCAACCAATAAAGGTAAGTCACTCCTCTCTAACAGAGTTATAGCCGCTTTAGTAGGAGGGTTCGCAGATGCCTCAGAATACTTATCGGGGCAAACAAACTTCAATAAGGATCTAGCTAGAGTTGCGGCATGGGTTATTGATGATACAACTTCAGCGGCCTCCTTCCAAGAACAACGGAAAGCAACGGAGCTAATTAAGAAAAGTGCGGCTAACCCAAGAATAGAATACCATGCAAAGTATGCGGATGCTGTGACATTGCCGTGGACAGGGAGGGTTATTCTTTCCTTAAACATGGACCCAAACAGTTTGTCAGTTATACCGACACTGGACTCCAGTAATAGGGATAAACTAATGGCTCTTAGAATATCTAAAGAAGCTACGAGTGAGTTCCCACCTAACGTAGAAGTCGAAGCAACCATTAAAGAAGAGCTACCCCACTTCGGGAGGTGGCTAATGGACACTTTTGTAATGCCCAAAGAAATGGTAGGCCAAGCCAGATTCGGAGTTAAGTCTTTTATTGACCCAGAAATCGAAGCCGCCGCATATGATAACTCAAGTAGAGCCCTTGTAGCGGAACTTGTAGAGTTCTTTGTTACGAAGGCCAGAGAGTATGGGAAAGAAGGAAGATGGACAGGAACTCTTACTACCTTCCTCGCAGAACTACATGATTATAATGGCGGTAGGGCCATAGGATTGTCGGGGAACACGGAGTTTATGAGGCGTAGTATGCAAATAATGGAGGAGGCTTCTAAGTCCAGCAAGAATGTCCGTCCGATATGGACAAAATCGACAGGAGGGGGAAAGATCTTGTACATTGATTTGGACCCAAAATGGGATATAAGTAATGAAGCAGATGACTAGAGAAGAAATAGATGATTTTTGTGGGCTAGCGGCTCCTAACGAATCTATCATAGTCCCTGACGGTTTAGATGGGGCGTTTATAGGAATAGCGACGGAAGAGGAACCGCCCCAAGCTGTGTACTCAATAGAGCGGTGTATTCAAATACTGACTAAGGATATGAGCCAAGAGGAAGCCGAAGAATATTTCTGGTTTAACGTAGCGGGATCACAGGGGGAAGGATTCCCCCTGTATATCTCGACTCCAGAAGAGATCTATTGATAATCAATAGGCTTATTTAAATCTTCAATAGGTAAATGAAAGCCTGAGCTTTTAAAAATAAAACCGTCATCATCAGATTCGCCTCTTTGTTTGAACACGGACTTCTGCATGAACCTAGTCGAAGGCATCCAGCCTAAGACCCATACAAACATAAAGTCTTTCCTGACTCTAGTAAAAAAATAAATATCATTGTCGGGTACGAATTCCCTTTTCCCATTTATAGAAGCTATATAATTCTTTTTTGGGATCGAGGCACACGACTTCGACTTAACTTCTATACAGCGTTTCTTATGCTCAATGTCGTGAGTATAAATAGTATCTCCAACGTACTTGCTTCTCTTTATAAACTTATGTACCGCTATCTCGCCTAAGCACCCAGCCATTCTCCCCATGCCTCTGGTAAATGAATTAGGTAGTACTCCCATAGCGCAAGACCTTTTATGTGCTACAACTAAGTCGTCACTTACAGGTTTGTAGACTGCAAAGTCATCTGTAAATGTAAATTTCTTTTTTGGGTAAGCCAAACTTATATATCTTTAAATTTAATACGTTTCAAGAACTGAGCCCACGCAGGGAAGAAAATTTCTTCCATGCAACGGACAACAGCTTCCTGTTCGTATGACTCAAGAAACCCTACTCCACTTAGTAATAAACTGGCCTCCATCATTTCATGGCGAATTGTTTCCAACAATGCCCTGTCACGAATATCAGAATTAATCTGTATAGTTTTCTTATCGTGAAAATAAAGTCCATAGGGTGGGTCTTCTCCACTTAAAGGCACGACCTCTAGTTTTACTCTATGTCCTGCAATGGAAACTGTTTTGGGGAGGTCCACTCTACCACCTCTCTGCTAACTCTTTGTAAAGGGTTAGTCCTCCCGCAATAGCATCGGCAACACCTTCTTTGTGTTTTAAGGCAAGTTCCCAGTCCTCCTCATTGGTCCCGAAAAATGGTTCTGCAATACAGGCGGGCATCGAAGTGGCTCTAAGAAACATAGCACCTCTACTACCTTTTTGTCTGCCTTTAATGCCTCTACTAGTTAACAAAGGAAAAGAATCTTCAAATGAATCCCGAATGGACCGTGCCAGTAATCTGCCTTTTTCGGAAGTATTCCAGTATAACCACTCATGCCCTGTGGCTTTGGGGGACGCTGCATTAAAGTGCAGCTCAACAGCCACATCTACATGATCTTCGTCCAGTTTTCTGGCTAACCAGCGCATGGCGCTCACATAACCATTGCCTTTGTAAGTGGTATATATCTTATGTGGTTGGCGGAGTTTATCCCCAATCATCTCAGCGAGTTCGGAATTATAATCCCACTCACTGACTCCCGTTACGGAAGAGGCTCCTGAATCATTTGGTCGGCTGTGTCCTACGCAGAGTGCTATCATCTCCTACTATTATAGCACGTCTGTAGGAATAATCACTGTGGAACTTCTGCCCACGCCCCATGAGATTGCCTTCTTTGAAGGGGTAATCGTACCCTTTTATGAGGGTAACCGTAGGTGGATCATATATGGCGCTTTCGTTCAAGCTGGTGTCGCCCACTAAGTCGTTCAATCCGCAACTTGGCAGAAGGGCTACCATCAGCGGCAAGGCTATCAATTTGATCTTCCAAGTCATATATGTATCTACGTTGTTTTAGCTTAGTGTAATTCACGTAAGCCTCTAACGCTAATACTATTATCCTGAAGAAGTGCCTCACTTCTTCTTGGAGATCACAGACCAGATCACTCCGATCAAAGTAACTGCGGCTGATACGCCAGTCGTTACTTCCTCACCAGAAGCTAATCCGTTCTGAGTCATAAACCCACCACCAAAGGTGAGGATGTGACGAACGATTCCTAAAATAGCTTGTTTGTTCATTGCGTTATTTTTTACGTGTTAAGTTCCAAAGAGTTATAATAGCCACAGTAATACCTAAAAGTCCTCCAAGCAACTGTATCACCCACTGAATATACTCTTGGTACGGTGCGATAACAGCTATGAACGAGCCCGTCATTCCTGTGGCTCCTTTTGTAATCAGTTCATTATTGCTCATATAGTTGAGCAATATAGCACAAGTCCAGTGTATGATCTACTCTGGATCAGGCTCTGGTGGAGCTGGATCATCCTCTGGATCGGGTTGATCAGTGTGGCTATCTGCCACATCGCTCACGGTTTCCCATCCTTTAGCCCTGAGTGCTGTATAATCAGCATAGTCAACGGCTGTGCGGGAATCGTTTTTCCCATCATTAACCCCACCCTCTTCAGGTACAGGGTTAATCATCCAATGTGACTTGAAGTCTTCTTCAGATAAATCTAAATCAGTAGACATTATTCTGTGGTTTCAGGGGCTTCTTCGGTTGGAGTAGCAGCGTCAGGCTGTTCTCCAGTTTGCTTGGCTAGTTCCTTTGCAACAACTAAAAGTGCTTCAGCCCCGTTTAAACCTACCTGTTTGGTGGCTATGTCGAGTGCTTGGTAGATCACTTGAATGAATTGCTTCGGAATTTCTAATGTAACGGTTTCTTCCATAACGTACAGAATAGGTAGTTTTAATGTCTTTTCAAGGAAAAGTTATTAAATAGTGAACCAATTAGCCCCAAGGTGATCAGCATATAGAGTTACTGAGCCATAGTTTGAGCTTATAACTTTAGTAGCGGCCCCATCAATAGTCTTAGAGCTACCCGTCTTGGCTTTGATGGTGATATTATACATAGCGGCTCCCCCAGCTCCGTCTTTAATTATTAACACCCTGCCTTCAGTGCATAGGGCATCTGGAATCTCTACTGTTTTCCCACTAGTAGCTAAAGTAGCGTAGTGAATGATATAATCAGAAGCCAACACTTCGTAATCCACATTACTTATTCCTGTAACATTGCTCTCAAAAGAAAAGGCAACCTCATGTTCTGTTCCAGCCCCATCTTGGAAGTAAATTTTATTATTATTCTTAGTGTAAACTTTACCGACATCAGCGGTTGCTGTTGGGGTTGTGGTTTCGGTCAGAGCCATTGCTCCAGTTACCTTGACCCCATCAGTTGATGTCTGGAATTTTGCCGCGTCATCGTACCTGATTTGAACCTTTCCATTTTTATAACAGATAATTGCCGCTTCCCCCCAAACTCCGTCATTATCATTGAAACCTATCATTAGGTTATTAATTGCCGAAATCTGAAATTCATTGCCTCCAGTATAAGCAATACGTCCTCGGACATTGTTATACCATAGCTTTAAGTCACGGTGAGTTCCTAAAGCCAGTAATGCATGGTCTGGAAACACGGTGCTTACGGTATGAGTTTGGCCATCGATCCCGTGTTCAGAATATGATCCGTCTAAGTAGAAATAGGTTGCCACGTTGCCAGCACCGTCATCAGATTTGAATATGATGTCTTTATCATTAGCATGGTTCTGAATTACAAGATCACCTGTATAGTTACTGATATAAGAATCACTAGCGTTGTGTACTATCTGTAAATCCGTTTCGTTACCAAAAGTCAGGTGAGAATGATCTGGGAAAATTGTGTAAGGAGAGCCACCAGAAAGAGATCCGTCTAAGAAGAAATAGGTTTCTATATCGTTCGACCCGTCGTCACATTGGAAGATGATATCCTTGTCGTTCGCTCCGTTTTTTATGTAAAGGTCGCCTTCATAATTATCGACAAAGGAATCAGTTGCGTCATGGTAAAGACGGAGATCTCTGCTGTTTCCTACAGAAAACACCACATCATCTTTCAAGCGAAGTGTTCCTACACCACTTTCGTTATAAAGCATCATCCGCTCAACCCCGCCTAAGTGCCAGATGTGTCTGGAAGATGCCGCACTGGATTCAGTGTCACACGCATCGTAAACAACAGCCGCATCATATTGACCCCCGCCAGCCGCAGTCGCTATGGTAAGTCCACGATTTGCAGTTCCCGTTAACCCGAAGTGTGTGCTATTAGCTCCTGTTGTGATGTTGAGGCGTTTAGACGCTTCGATTGTTGAGGAATTACCATTAAGTGTTAGATATGCAGTCGTTCCCCCACTCCCATCATCACAATAGAATCTAATAAGTCCATCATCTGTACCATTTGTAATATCTAAATTACCTACCGCATTGTGAATGATTGAATTAACTCCTGTATGGTATACAGCTAGATCTCCCCCTGTTCCAAAGCGTAAAATAGAGTTATCTGGGAAGATTGTGTTTGGGTATGAAGCGAAGCTTCCATCTAAGTAGAAATAGGTTCCTAAACCGCCTGACCCATCGTCACATTCAAATACGATATCTTGGTCGTTGGCAAGATTCTGAATGATAAGGCTACCAGTAGTATTAGATATGTAAGTGTGGCTACCATTATGATAAAGAGTGCAATCGGCTCCTGTTCCCAAAGCTAAATTAGAATGATCTGGGAAAATTGTGTAAGGAGAACCTGAAGAAAGAGATCCGTCTAAGAAGAAATAGGTTTCTCCTCCACCTGACCCGTCGTCACATTGGAAGACTATGTCTTTATCATCATTGTGTTGCTGAATATAAAGGTCACCCGCACCACTACTCATTATATAACTATTGGAACCGTCATGGACTATCCTTAAATCATTACTAGTTCCAAAGCACAGCCTTGAGTTATCTGGGAAAATAGTAAAAGGACTACCACTCGAAACAGATCCGTCTAAATAGAAGTAGGTTTCCAATCCACCAGAGCCATTATCGCTACGAAATATTACATCGCCATCATCAGTTGAATTTTGTACATATAAATCACCAGTCTTATTATTAATGTAAGAATTATCTGAGGTGTGGACA